TTACACATCAACATCACTCCAATCTTTGAGTATGTTTCCTTTACCTATAACAGAACGATATAGCTTATCTAATAAGAAATCATCTATTATATCATAAGTCTTTTCCGTTAAATGTAATTGATTGATTATATCTTTTCTTGGCATATCAAAGAAGTATCTTAATCTAATATAGGACAATAATTTATATGCGTTAGTTTTTGTTAAATCTTGCATAAAACTACTAATCATTTTAAATTGATACTTTAATTCGTTCAGCTCTTTATCTCTTTTCATTTCACTTAATACATATTCGTCTACATTTTCATATTGTTCCATTTCTTCAAGTTTATCGTGTTCAAATAATGCATATTTTGCTCTAGCAATTCTCTCAACTTTTACATTTCGTTCTTCTATCATTGCTCTTAATCCTGGATAAACAATTAAAGCATTTCTTAAATACTTTATTGTTTCCTCTTTGGACATTTTGTAAGTAATTAAATCGTTTTTTCTCATAGTCCATCCTCCAGACTACCATCTAACAAGAAATGGATCATATTTAATTGCTAATAGTGAATGTTGTTTATCTTTTAAAAATTTACCAATTTCTTTATTTAGCTCTTTTATAAATTCTGCATAATAGTCAACATCTTCAAAATTAGTAATTTTTAAAATAGTCTTTTCTTTTGCCTCTCTTGCAATCATTATTAAATCGCCTCTATGCAATTTAGATAATTCTTCATCACTATATTTAATCTCATTCATAAATTGAGGGATTTGAAAATCAATTAGTTGCATAACAAGAATAGGTATGGGCTCTTTTACTATATGAACATACTTATCTTTCATCTCTCGTAGAGAGTATTTAAAATCACATAGTCTATCAATTTCCAATTCATCAAATTTTTCAGTATCAATCTTATCCATACGAATGATTGCTCTCCACAATCTTCTAGTAACATCATCAAATGTTTTATATTTTCTAAAACACGCATTGATAATTTCTTTTATATTATCTAGTGTTGGTTTTCTTAATGCAGGAATAGTACATTTATATAACTGTTCCTCTCCTGCAATTTCATTTATAATTGCTTTTAATTGATTATTTTTTTCATTCATTTTTTTGCCTTCTTTCTTTTTTAGAGAAGGCAGGAATCTTCGTAACATTATTCGTTTATATTTAATTTTGGACAAAAAAATAGAACCTTCAACTTGGCTCTTAATAAGAATTTATATAATTTTGGATTAATTCTGGGCAACAATACTTTGATTTTGTGCAATGTTGGTAAAAATAAAATAGAGGGATTTACCCCCTATTTACTATTACTAGAATTATCAATAATTCGTTTTAAATATGAAATTGAAGCTTTAACATGTAACAAAATAAATTCATCAATAATTGTAAATTGATTATTATTTAAGTCATTATCAACAATATCTAATAAATACTTTTCAGTTTCTAAAAAGTCATCTAACATAAATACCACTACTTTCTATTCTTCAAATTGCTTATTATATTTTATTCTATTGATGTTACTTTTAACAGAAGCCCAAACATCAATAAAATCATCCTTAAAACCACCAGAAAAAATTAGATTTTTATAAGCTAAATCAAAAACAAAATCAATAACAGAAAATTGATATAAATCAAATTCTTCAATATCTAACAAATAAGGATTTTTTTTCATAAAAACACCTACTTCCATTTAATTTTATTATTACATACAAAATAAGCATAAACAACTTGCCTAATTAAACTATCAACTGGCTTTTTATAAAAATGTAATTTATGCCCACCTTCAAACATATTTTTAATCTTTTCTTTATATGCCCTACTTAAATCCTTTATTGGAAATCCATATTGTACCGCATAAAGAATAGCTAAAAGCGTTTTATCATTATAGTCACTAAAACTATATAAATAATTATTTAAATATATATCTGGAAAGATTCCATCATAAGCAAAATATTTTATATCACTAATAGGGTAATCATCAAATTCGCGAGACACCTCTACCCTAGTCAACTCATAATTGACATCAAGTCCACTTTCCTTCTTTTTGTTATATATCTTGAATCTATTATCACCTTTTCCACAGACAATTGTTTTATTATCAAAGCCATAACTCATTGTAAAAATCCTTTTTTTGTTGCTTTCATTTATAATTAAATCAAGAATATTAACTTTTACATCAAGAGCTAAGTCAAAGCTTTTTATAAACCATTTACCGCTTAAAGATAATAAATATTGTATAATTTTATGGTCGCGAACCTTGTTAGGATTAAATTCAATAGTGAAATTATATTCAGCGTTTTCAAAAAAAGAGCGTCTTTCGTTATTATGAGCAAAACCAAACCAAAAGCTTACACCTTCCGCTAATTCAATATCATAGTTATAAAAGAATTGTTTTGTTTGCCCAGTTGTCCAATATTTTTTTACAAAATCCTTCCAACAAGTCTTAAATCTGTATTCTATTTCAGTAAAAGTAGAATAAGTTAAATAAGTTTTGAGTCTTAACATATCTATTGAATAGATAATATTTTGACTTTCCTCTTTTTTAAAATACATTTTTTTTCTTTTACCCCTTTTTTCTTTTTATTATGGTTTACATATATCAGTTTACATGTAAATTATGGGGCTAGTTATCCACACTTTCCACAGAGTGCTGAAACTATTGGTATATTCAATAAAACTTGCGTTTTTTGAGTTATCCACATGTAATATAATGCAAGAAACCCCGCTTGTTAGATACGCGGGGTTTCTTTTTATGTAAAATCCATATATTCTTGTTTGCAATTATGATTATATGCAATTGCAATTTCAGTTGTAAAGGTAGCCTCCGGTTGCGTGCAAGCACGCAAACCTTGACAACTGAAATTGAATTGCTTTTTTATTTCACTAAGCAAACCAAGAATATCTATAATATATGCTGCACCTAGCCGTGAGAACTTAGAAAGACAATTGTTAAGCAAATCATGATAGATGACTTCACTAACATAATTGCGACAAAAATCTTTTTTATAGATTTTGGCTGGAAACAACATTACCCCATCTAATAAAATTGGTTTAGAATTTTTATTCTTAAATCTATATAATAAATTAGTAATATACTTTATAGAATAACCTTTTTTATACATTTTAATAATTTCGTCATCTGTTAAATCAATCATCTTTTTTTCCTACCTTTTTCAATTAAATAAGTAGTATTATTTACTATATCTTGTTTATTCTCTTTAAATCCACTTTTACTTAAATTCTCTATAACTCTATATGTATCATAAGCATTTCTTAATTTTTCATTATGAACATAAAAATACATACCACGATTTTTAAATTCAACAACATTTCCTTCACTATCAAGAATTGGCTCAACACGCTTTACTATTGTAAGGCACCCGAAGAGCGTAGTACACCTACGCACTTCGGTCGCCTGTGAACGTATTGCCTTTGCTAATAAATAGAAATTTTGAGAAGTACCACAAATAATACGTCTATTTTTTCTATTTTGTGTAATAACTCCAAGCATTTCAGGTGGAAAGTTTTTACTATCATTTGAGCTAAACCAATTCTGCAGTTCGTCCATACCAACAATAACACCTAGTTTGTCGTTTTTATAGTCCATAAGCATACGCCAATCTCTTAATTCAGCATTTTGGCTTAAAAGTCCAAAATTGGTAGTACATAAGGCTTTAGGGTACTCTTTTTGCATACGCATAATAAACTCAACCATTGACATAGTTTTACCACTTCCTTGCCTACCTTCAAAAATTATTAAACCTTGGTACCTAAAGAAATCAGGCTCTTTATTGAACATATCTGTTACAAACTGATGTGGTAATTCAACTAAAATACGCCTAAAAAATCCACTCTTTTTAACTACAATATGCTCACCTTTTTTGAAACGCTTACCCTGTTTAAATCCAATACAAACATGAATAACGCAAAGTAAAGTAAATAATGCTATAACAGCCAAAATAAAATAGAAAGGAATTTTTATAATTTGAATTATAATCTTTAACATATTCCAAGCAACAGACCAAACCATTATTTAAACTCCCTCCTAATTTTAATATTCTCTTTTGTAATTTTTTCAAGTTCTTTCGAATAATTCTCATATAATGTATCAATATCTTTGTTAATTTCCAAACAAAGATAATATAAATAAGCAAAGCCTACACACTCAATAATAAACAAAATAATAAGAATAGCAGTCATATTATTTACGTCCTTTTAGAGTTTTTATAGGTTCTTGAGCATATTTTAAAAAGCCTATGCCTTCAAAACGAGAATCATGTTTAAATTTATAATACATAAATGTAAGCTCAATATATAGTAAATATATTGTGCCTAAAAAAGTAATAATATCTAATAAATGTTTTGCCATTTATAACTCCCCTTTCTATAATACAGGTATCATAGCCCATATAGTTTTAATAAGAGCAACAATCGCTCTAAATCCAAATATACTAATAACAATAGTAATTAAAGGCATAATTTGTGACCATGGAAATAAATAAGCAATAGCTCTAATAAAACCAGTAACAACAGGAATATGAGACCCTAGATTTATAACAAAATTTAAAGGCGTTAAAGGCAATAAAACAACATCTAATACAATTTTTAAAAGACCAAGAATAGCATCTATAATCATACTTTAACACCTACCTTTTTTGTGAAATTTGTTTCTTTTCTAAGCTTGAACGTCTACCAAAACCAAAACGAGCAAATCCTTTTATATCGCCAATTTCCTGCGGTAAATCATTTATAGCACCACCAGTACCATTGATAATGTCAGCCAATTTAATATAAATACGCCAAGCAAAGAAAATATAAATAAATGCACTAATAATCATATCACCATATGCTTTATAAGGAGTATACCAGTTTAAATCCAAAATAGTAACTTGACCATTATACCAATTGTTTTGAGGCAAATCTAAGGTCATAACAGGAAGATTTTCATTGTTATTAAGCATATTTTGAATATCTGTGATGCCATCGTTTAAACTAGATACAAAACCAAATTTACTAGTAACAGCATTAACTAAATTGTCGATACTTTCTTGTTTAGGTACAAAAACAAATTCAAGAACACTTTGAATAGCCTGTCCAATAGAAGAAACAATACTACCAATAGCATCACAAACAGCTTGAAATCCAGAAGCAACAGCATCTCCCAATTGTTTAAGAAAAAAATTATCACTAAAAGGATTTAAAACATCTAAAATACTAGTAAAAAAACCAACAATAGTTTTCCATATACTTTCTATACCTCGACCTATTTGGTCAAAAATAGAACCACCACCAAGCATTTGACTAGAATATTCATCAACAAAATCTTGTTGACTACCTTCATTGTTTTCAATATAAAGAGTAACAAATTGCTCTAATGTACCACCAGCATTTAAGAAGCTCTCAACACGCTCCTTAAGAAGCTTATCGCTTTCCTTATCGCTATTATAGAGACTAACAAGCTCACTACTAATGGAAGAATTCCCAGAATCTCCGCCATTGTTTTCTCCGTTTCCGCCTGCTCCACTATCGGAACCAGTGTTAGTTCCTGTGCCTGTTCCTGTGGAGCTCCCTGAAAAACCAATTCGCCATTATGATTATATAAATCAGCATTAGAATAAATAATCCAAGATGGAGTATAACCACCAGAACCACCTCTTTGAAAAGTGAAACTAGAATAATCATCATTAGATAAGCCACTTAAAGTAAAACGAATAAAATCACCAGACCAACAATCATATTGACCTTGAACATCAGAATTGTTAGTAAAAATCATAATGAATTGGTCAGTATTTGAACTACTTCCACGCATAATATAAATTATATTTTTTTCAGATGAAATATTTAAAGAATTTATATACTTACTAGAAAAAACATAATTATTATTATTATAAGAAAAATCAATATTACTAAAAGCAAAAACATTACTTCCAAAGCCTAAAATAACAGCAAATATAGTTAATATAATTAGTATTTTATTTTTTAAAATATTTTTCATTTGTAAAAACTCCTTTTTATAAAAAATAGGGCTTGTAAATGCCAAGCCCTTGCTTTATTAAGCAGAATGTAATATACTTTGTACGAATGCAATACCTTTTCTCAACGCTATGAATGTAATCATAACAGGTATACAAACAGGTAATAAACCAACTATTTCGTTTAATACGCCGTTAAGCATATCGCCAGTTATTACAGAGCTTAACATTGTAGTAGTTGCAGTAGTTTCACCCATAATACAACACACTCCTTTTCTTTAGTATTTCTAGCTTAACTCCTAAGCAGAGTGTAAGATAGATTGAACGAAAGCTATACCTTTTCTAAGTGCAATAAATGTTATTAAAACAGGTATACAAACAGGTAATAGACCAACAACTTCATCTAAAACACCTGAAAGCATTTCATTTGTAACTATTGTATTTAACATAAAACAACACTCCCTTCATCTTTAGTATTACCAAAATACAAATTAACAAAAGATAAATAACTTGCGATAAATTCTTATCAGAACTTGAATATCATATCAAAGAATCTATAAGCATATTTTAATATGATAACCAAAGTAAAGAATATAAGGAAGCACACAACAACGCCTAAGTCATTATGTATCATTTGTAACAATTCAACCTCAGTCATTTTTGCACACTTCCCTTCTTATCTTTTGTAAGTGGCAAGATATACTTTACAGGGTATATACCTAAACAAGCCACTATATATATTAAAAATTCCAGAGGACAAATTATGGAATTTTAATACCTTATTCAGTAACTTTAGAAAAATCAATTATTTCTAAACCACAACCTTTGTCATAAATTGAAACTTCAAAATTTAAAACAATATCATCATAAGGTTCACAATCTTTTAACCTATTAAATAAAAGCGTTTTAACAATATCAATTTTAAATTTGCGCTCTTTAATATCACCATTATCTAAGCGTTCATCTACTTGTAAGATATAAGCAGCAGGGTAATCAACAGTTTTATCATTAACTAAAAAGCTACCTGCCTCACGCCTTTTTATACTCTTAAAAACAAATTCTCCTGAACAAATCATCTTATTTACTCCTTTATACATAATTTATTGATTATTAATCTTATGTAAGTCCCCTACACCATAGCAATTACTTAGAAAATGGGGAGATTTTAAAAGTAATTGCTATTGATAAATTATACACGTATTACGTGTTAATTTAAAAACATTATACACGTATTACGCGTAAATGTCAATACACTTTTTACGAATATTTTATAATAAATTAAAGAGGGGATTTTATGTATATAAGAATAAAAGATATTAGAGAAGATAAGGATTTGACTCAAAAAGCACTAGCAAAATTATTAAATTGTAGCCAACAAACATATTCAAGATACGAAACAGGTGAAATAACAATAGATATATATAGACTAGAAACATTAGCAAATTTCTATAACACAAGCATTGATTATATATTAGGCTTAACAGATGAAGAAAAACCATATAAAAGGAGAAAAAACAAATGAAAGCAATAATAAAATACAAAATAGTAAAACTTATAATAATTATATTAGTATTAGGAGGAATAGCAACAGCATACAACAATAGAACAGAACAAACATCACAAAGTCAAACAGGAGGAATAGTAACAATAAAAACAGAAAAAAATAATAATATAGTAAATGTTTATTTTAAAAATAATACAGGTAAAAAAATAAACTATTTAACAATAAAATTAGATTGCTATAATAAAGACAATATAAATATATACCAAACAGAAAAATTAGAAAAAGAAATCAATACAAAAGACACATATAAAACAACATTGTATGCAACCCCAGAAACAGATAATATAAAAGTATCATATAAATACTAGTTGCAATATCTTGCATTTATTATGTATAGTAAATAAAAAAAACCCTATTCTATGTAATATATTACAAGTTTAGGGTTTTTTATGTTGCCTACTTTTTAAATAATGCAATATATTACAAGTGGTTTACAAAGTGCCACTTTATGAATAGTTTACAGGTTCTTGAAAACTCAGGCGAGAACTAACCTAGAAAGATTATTGGAAATATATGTAAAAATTCTAATATAAAACACAACTTTAATTTTGTGCAATGTTGTATATTTTAAAATAGACCTATCAATGTATACTTCTTCTAGCCTCCCTCTCTATAAATTCAAAATTTTTTAAGTTTTGTCGTTTTTGGATTTTATACATTTTAAAATTATTTTATCAAATTTAATATTTTCTATTTCTTTTTATGTTTTATAAATTTTATTTTAAATTTTTGTTTAACATTTTTCATGATTTTTCTAAAATAAGAAAATTCGTAATTTTTCAATTTTGCGCAAATTATTATAAATTTCACAAATTCTTGATTTTTACAAAAATAACAAAAAAATTTGCAATTTTGAAGAATTAAGTCCCCTACTTCCAAAACTGCAAATTTTATTTATATAATATGTAGATTATAAACAATCTAAGTTTTTTTATTATTAAGATTAATTACCCCCACTTATTATATTTTTAATATTTTTTTAATAAAATTTATAAACTTATTAAAAAAGTTCTCTTTTACTTCTACTAAACTGGTTTCTTTATTATTTTCTACAATATCTATATTAGGTTTTAAAATTTTAGGTTGTTTAAATATATTATCAGGATTATATTTTTCTATTTTTTCTTTTTCAATTATTGACTTGTCATAGTTTTGTTTTTCTATGATTTTTTTCTTTTGTTCAGGTGTTGCCCAATAATCTCTATAAAAATTAATAAAAATAGCTTCTGTTTCATCCAAAATATTTAATTTAGAGAAGTCATCTGTAATACGAACAGAAAACTGATGTGTATTATCTTTTTTATTCTTCATCATTTCAATTATTTCTCTTGGTATTTTTTCTATATCATATTGTGGCATAAATTTTAAAATTTCTAAAACTTCTGTATATGCTTTAGGATAGTTTTCTTTCATAAACTTGCCTCCAGTTACTCTCCATAATAATTATGATTTTGTGTTATATTTCTTTCATTTATATCCATTTGAATCTGTTCTTGAGCTTCAATGTTTAAAGTTGTATTTATACGTCTACTTCTAAAAAAAACATTTCTATTTTCTTCCTGACACTTTTTCATCGATTCAAACATTTTTATGTTATCCTCATCATTAAAAGTTATTTCTATACCATACATATCTTTATAATATTCACAAATCCTAGAAAATAATATTTTGTATTGTTCACAGCATTGATTATATACATCTTCTGAAATCATTTCATTTGTACGATATTGATACATTTTATTGTTGAACATATTAGAAATAGAAATCATTGTTTCTTTTAGCAAATCAACACTCATACTTCTATTTTCAAATGCATCATCTAAATTCTTGTTTATTCTTTTATATTCACCATCTTTTGAATATTCATCGAATCTACTTTCAGTATAAAGCGGATCAATAGCCATACCATAAAATAAATCATTAATAGGCATATCTAAATTAGTCTTTGCATCTACTATACCAATACCTTGTTTCATAAGATCGGAATACTCTCTATAAAACTCGTTGTTCATAGCAAATGCTAACAGACGAGCTATAGGAATTCCTACCTTATATCCAGATGAATGAGAAACCTTATTACTCAATATTACCTCATCTGCAGTATAGTCTACATCATCATTCGGTACAACCATCGAAAGAGCCATTTTAGTTAATAATTCATCACAAGACTCATTCATAAGATGTCCATAATACTCCCATTTTCCTGTTTCATTATTTAATTCTGCAATTTGCAATCCGCCATTTACATCCTTTCCTGCAGTTAATTTTTCATTTGGCACTCCAAGTATATGTATCAGTTCATGAATTGATTGATGTAATGATTCGATTTGTTTTTCTTTATTATACTTACCATATTCTACACTATAATGACCATTATCATCTTCTTGTATTGCCCCTGCTTCGCAATCTATAGTTTCATCCTTAATAACGATTTTTGTTATTAACTCCCCTAAATAAGTATCTATCAATTCTTCTTTTCTACTTTCTGAAAATAGATTCATGATAAGCTTAATTGAATTTTGAAACCTCTCTTTTTCAACATTACTTAGGTTTTCAAGTGATATCATAGTATACTTCCTCCCCAAAATAAATCATATCAATAACTTAAAAATTATTAAAACTTTATTACTATTTTTATGTAAAAAGTATATCATTCAATCCCAATAAAAACAATAGTTTTAAAAGAAAAACTCAAAACAGGTTATAGATTTGAACGCACGGGCACTTTGATTTTGTGCAATGTTATATATAAGAATTTGGACCAGTCAATATATGTTCTTCTAGCCTCCCTCTCTATAAATTCAAAATTTTTTTATGATTTGTCGTTTTTGCGTTTTATAAATTTTAAAATTTTATTATGAAAAATTTTTCTGTTTTGTAATTTTCAATTTAATTTTAATTTTAATTTTTGTTTTACATTTTTATATTTTTCTAAAATTTAAAAAATATTTAAATTTTTCATTTTTGTTCATATTTGTATAAATTTCAAAATTCTATATTTTTATAAACAAATTTGCAATTTTGAAGATTTTTTTCCTATCCCCAACATTGCAAATTTATTATTTTTGTATTAATTTAATACCATTTTTACAGCTATATTCCAAGCTTCTATTGACTCCTCTGTTAAGTGATGTTCTTCTCTAATTTTCTCGTATTCATCTATACATTTTAAAGGTATATCTTCTCCTGTTTTTAACTCTTTCTCTAGTAATTTTCCCCATTTAACTTCATCATTATATATTGATGTAGATTTCAA